ACACAAAGACCCGAGAACTTTTCGTAATCTGCGCTAAGACAAGTCCATGATGGCCATTCGTGCTCCAATTGACTTTGTCTTAGAGCTTGCTAGTGAGCCGTGGGATGCTGACAACGTGGCTTCTCTGGTGGAGCTTTATGCTTACCAGGGATTTGACCCAACTGTCATACAGCAGGAGATAGTCAGGAAGGCCACGTTGGGAAAGAGGGACTGGAAGGCTGATGTCAGGAACATGATCATCCTCAATGTCACCAGAGGCAACAAGTTGGACAAAATGGCCGCTAAAATGACTGACAAGGCCAAGGATGCTCTCAAGGACTTGAGGAGGATCTATGAGCTAAAGGACTCCAAGCCAGGTGCAAAGGACATCACTCTTGCTAGAGTGGCAAATGTTCATGGAGCTTCTACCTGCTCCATGCTGCGATTGGTTCCAGAGTCTCTTCCGGTACCACACTCGCACATGAACACCCTGAGCCAGGGCTACCCTGTCYCTATGATGCACACCTCATTTGGAGGCTTGATCAATCCTAATGCTCCGGGAGCTCAGGACGTGACTGATGCTCACAAGCTGTACCTTGTGGAATTCTCCAGGGTCATCAACAGAGCTGGAGGCAAATCGGTCGGAGAGATTGTTGAGAGTTTCAGAACGCCACTGGCCTCTGCCATTGGCAGCCAGTTTCTGAAGGACCCCCAGAAGAATGCTATCCTTAAGAACCTTGGAATCTATGATGAGAACATGCACATCTCGGAGAAAGTGGTTGCTGCAGCTGAGACCTTCCGCCGCATGGCAATGTAAGGTGCTGTAGGGGGAAAGGGAAGGGAAGGGAGGGATCCAGGGAGGGGATCTGGGGGAGGGGGGAGGGGAAACTGGCAGCCACTTTGACTTCACTGAATGATGCTCTCTTGAACTGTGGGCCAGTCCCTTGTCCACTTAGTGTCTAGCCAGCAACGCAGGAAGTCAGGATTCCCAATGAACAGGGATACATTCAACGGCAAGCCTAATGCCATTCTTTCTCTTTCTCTCTCAATCAGTGAAAGGGTCTCTTGAGTCTCTTTCCTTTGTCTCTCTTTGACAATCACTGCAAACCTTTGTTCGCACTTCAGTCTCTGTCTTTCGAGAATGCACTGTGCTGTCAGTAGCTGGCACAAGAACAAGTCCTTCATCAGGCACTTTCCAGAGATGAGATGATAATCCAGGCCAAACCTTATCATCCTAAACTTAATCTTCTGGTAGCACAAGATGATCTGATCACTGAGTGGCATGTCATTAGATTGCCTCTTAGACTGCCTCAGAACTTGCCTGCAGAAACTCTTCACCAGGTCGGGCGTGAGCACAAGTTCGGGGTGATCCCAGACAGTGATTCTCTTGTAGATCCTGCCTAGAGCAAGGCTAGGCCTACCAAATGGCCATGAGCAAGCAGTTGGGAGAGCTGAATAGCTCCTAAACTCAGAATCAGTGGCGTTCTGGAAAATTTCAAACAGAGTGCAGTCAGCAGAAAGCCAGCCCGAGGAAAGATCATTGATCAGAGTTGTCTCTCCCGTCAGATCAATATAACAGGGTTGAAGTCCTTGCTCAAGGAAGTCCCAAATCGTGTCTCTAGTCTCGTAGGCAATCAGAAACATCTTCTTCAAGTATGTTTCTGACACAATCCCTGTTGGGTAGATTGCGATTGTGTTCATGTTGATGAAAATCTCGGGGGTCTTTGTGT